GCGAAACAAAATGCCTAGACTTAATGTTAAGGATCTGATGGAGCGTGAGGCGAAAGCCCAAGCTCGCAAGGATCAATGGCGATCCATATACGAGGATTGTTATGAATACGCATTACCCCAGCGCAATCTTTATGACGGATATTACGAGGGACGGGTTCCAGGTCAATCCAAAATGGCGCGGGTATTTGACTCGACTGCTATCCATGCAACTCAAAGATTTGCTAATAGACTCCAGGCCGGTCTCTTTCCCCCTTACAAGCAATGGTGTCGACTAGAAGCCGGTACTGGTATTCCTCAACAGCAACGAACACAAGCGCAAGCTGTCCTAGATAATTATAACGTCAGGATGTTTGATGCGATTCGTCAGTCGAATTTTGACCTAGCAATGGGTGAGTTCTTGTTAGATATGGCTGTCGGTACTGGTGTGATGATGATCACGCCTGGCGATGAAGCTACGCCAATCCGATTTACTGCTATTCCTCAGTATCTTGTTGCAATCGAGGAAGGCACATACGGGAATGTCTCGAATGTTTACCGCAAGCTCCGCGTCAAGGCTGAGGCCATTCAGCGCGAGTTCCCTGATGCACAGATGACGCCGGACCTGGAAGATGCAATCAGTCGCAATCCAGAGAAAGACCTGGATCTGATGGACGCGATCATCTTCGATAACGAAACAGGCCGATACCATTATCACGTTATTTGGAAAGAGAAACGGCAAGAGCTCGTTTATCGTGAGATGCGGTCTAGCCCGTTTGTTGTCGCACGATACATGAAAGTCGCGGGCGAAGTTTATGGCCGCGGCCCATTAGTCACAGCGATCAGCGATGTTAAGACGCTGAACAAGACGCTCGAATTAGTGCTCAAGAATGCGTCTCTATCAATCGCTGGCGTTTATACTGCTGCCGATGATGGCGTATTGAATCCACAAAATATCAAGATTCAGCCAGGGGCCGTGATCGCGGTTGCGAGAAACGGTGGCGCCCAGGGCGCTTCGCTTGCACCTTTGCCGAGAGCTGGTGACTTCAATACAAGCCAGATTGTGATCAACGATCTCAGGATGAATATCAAAAAGATCCTGATGGATGACACATTGCCGCCAGATAATATGAGTGCTAGATCTGCCACTGAGGTCGCCGAGCGTACTCGAGAGCTGGCAACTAATCTGGGCGCAGCATTTGGACGATTGATTACTGAAACAATGGTTCCGATTGTTAGCCGTATCTTGTTTGTTATGGATCAACAAGGCTTGATCGATCTGCCGCTCAAGGTGAATGGCGTCGAGGTTAAGGTTGTTCCGGTATCTCCGCTTGCACAAGCTCAAAAGCTCCAGGAGATTAATGACCTGGTTCAATATATGCAGATCGCTAATCAGATGGGACCGCAAGGTCAGGCCACGATATCAGTGCCCAGGGTACTTGAGTTCATCGCGGAGCGATTCGGTATCGATCAGAATCTACTCAGCACACCTGAAGAGCAAATGATGTTTATGCAACAGATGATGATGATGCAGCAAGAGGCTGCTGGAATACCACAGCAAGTTAATGACGGGGGAGCAATGGAGGCCGCTATTCAATGAGCGATGGATGGGAAGGGTTGAGCGAAGCATTTTATGAAACACCCAAAGCCAGCGATATCGATATACTATATGGCAGGGTGTTTAAGAGTGAAGAGGGCCAAAAGGTTCTCCATCATCTAAGAACATTGACAATCGAACAGCCATCTTGGACGCCTGGCGAAGATCCAAGCTATGGATACGTTAGGACGGGGATGGCTGAGATAGTTCGTATGATCGAAAAACGAGTAGCAAGGAGCGACAATGGCTAATGAAGCAGTATCAACTAATGAAGCAACAAATGAGGCGACTGAGCCGACATTACTTAACGTATCTCAAGCAGAGTCTGAAGAGCCAGCACAAGAGGCTCCAATACCGTTGCATGAAGATTCAGAACCAATGGTGGCTGATGAAGAGGACACTCCGCTCGAACGGCCTGACTATTACCCTGAAAAATTCTGGGATGAAGATGGGCCGGATGTTGAGAAGCTGGCTAAATCTTATGCTGAACTTGAAAAGCAGTTTAAGCAAGGCAAACACAAAGCCCCAGATGAATATGACCTTTCTAGCCTCGAAGATGCAGGACTTTATGCAGATGATGAAGTCATGGATATCTACAAAGCCTGGGCGAAGGACAACGGAATTAGCCAGAAAGCGTTTGAAGATCTTGCTCAGTCTGTCTTGGGCACAGCGCAGCAAGAGCAAGAGATTGCGGAGATTAATCACCAGGAGGAAATGAACAAGCTGGGCGAACGTGCTCAGGAAAAAATCCAAATGGCCGAGCGTTTATTGCTCAAGGCGCCGCTCACCAACAATGAGCGAGAAGCAATGGCGATGAGTTTGAACAGCGCCGATGCGATCAACGCATTCCTGAAATATCACCAAGCCATTACTAACGAGAACATCCCTATTCAGTCCGCACCAAGCGCACCAGAGATGACCAGGGAGGATTTGGAAGCTGCAATTTCTGATCCTCGATGGACGACTGATACCGCCTGGAGGACTAAAATCGAACGGCAGTGGATGACCGCGCAAGCGCAGTAACAAAAAGTATTGTATTAATACTTGAGTTTTCGTTAAGATTGTGCCTGATGGCTAACCGCGCTCGCGGCCCTTCTATACGGTGAGTCCGTTGGTGGTGGAGACATACTCCACAAGTAACCGCCCGATCTTCGGCTAACGGTAGCGACTAATCAAACTTACTTTATGGAGGTTCTGTCATGGCACAGAATGTAACGACTGCGTTTGTTACCCTCTTCGAATCAGAGGTTAAACAGGCGTATCAGGCCGAGTCGGTTCTTCGTGGGACGATGCGGTCTCGAACGAACGTCCAGGGCAACACGGTTAAGTTCCCTAAAATTGGTAAAGGCACTGCAACGGTTCGCGTTCCGCAAACTGATGTAACTCCTTTGAATGTCACCTACTCGCAAGTAACTGCGACAATGAGTGACTACATTGCCGCTGAATACAGCGACATCTTCCACCAGTCGCACATCAACTTCGATGAGCGTCGTGAGCTGGTTGAGGTTGTATCTAAGGCAATCGGTCGTCGTATCGATCAGGTTTGTATCGATGCGCTCAATGCCGCTGCATCTCCTTCAACGGTTGCAACTTCTGTTGGTGGTGCTGCTTCAAACATGAACATCGAGAAGCTCCGAGCATCTGCTAAGGCGCTCAACGAGAAAAACGTTCCTGCTTCTGATCGTTATATGCTGATGCACGCAAGCCAGCTCGACGCATTGTTGGGTGAAACTGAAGTAACTTCTAGCGACTTCGCAAGCGTTAAGGCTTTGGTCCAGGGCGAGATTGACACGTTCATGGGCTTCCGCTTTATCACTATCGGTGATCGTGACGAAGGCGGTCTTCCCAAGCCTAGCACTCGTACTTGCTTCGCCTGGCACAAGGATTCAATGGGCTACGCCGAATCAATGGCGCAGAAGACTGAAGTTAACTACATTCCTGAGAAGACTTCATTCCTCGTTAGCTCAATGTTTTCTGCCGGTTCGATTGCAATCGACGACGAAGGCATCGTAAAAATCAGCTGTACTGAATAAGGAGGTATCAACTAATGGCATTTGCACAAGCTAATTGGTCAACTGTTGCCGCCTCTAAGAGCGGTAACGCACCGTCCGTTTATAGCTATTCTTCATCTGCTGATAACAAGGCCACTGTTGCTGGGTCTGGTTATTTCGACAGTGTGGAAGGCTTGATCACCACTGGCGATTTCATCATGAATTACGCTAGTGATGGCGGTCAACTGCTGGTTGCGACTAACACTGCTGGTGTTATCACGACAGCTGCAATCTAAGTAATTTGGGGCGGCTTCGGTCGCCCCTTATTTAGCGTGAGGCATGTATGGCATCAGGCGATACTGACGTTTCAATATGCTCCGATGCGCTGGTATTGCTTGGAGCTGCACCTATAAGTTCGTTTGCGGATGGGACTGACATCGCTACCGCTTGCGAATTACTGTATCCCGACCTTCGGGATTCTTTGCTTTCTAGGTAT